TGACGCCGGTGCTGCTCTTGATCGTTACCGACTGCGGGCCGAGGTTGTTGAACAGGATCGTCTGCCCCGTGCCGGTCTGATCGGCCGGCGGCATGAAGAGTGAGTAGGAGCCTGTCGGCGTGATGTCGATGATGCTGGCGGCCGGATACTCGGTCGTGCTGCTCTCGAGAGGCCACTCAAGCGTCGTATCGGCGGTCAGCGATAGCGCCAGATAAGACACGTCGGACGGGTAGATCGTCGTCCCACCGAATACCGCGGTATATGTGTTTGTCATGCTGACTTCCTTGCCTCCGCTTGTTTCAGCGCCATAGTTTTATGAAAACTCTCTACGCGCTTCTTAACCCATTCAGGGTTCTGCTTGCGACCTTTTCTAATAGCGCTCAGCTTTGCACGCGTTTCAGCGGATGCTTTTTGGCCTAATCTGCGCCGATTAGCTTCAAGCTGCTTTGGGTAGCATACGCCGCGCTTTTTAGCATTCGCAGCTTCTTGCTGCTCTTTGGTGAGCGGGACGCCGTCGCCGCCGTGTGTCATATTATAGCCGCCTGGCAAAACGCTATTAAGCTCTTTAATCAATCTGATTTCATGATCACATGCTTCTACGTGGCCTTCGCACTGTAAAAGCATTTCGACTACAAATGCCGCATCGCCGTAGCAGCGAATTGCGTCGTACAGGGCGGTTTTCTTCTTCCAACGAGCATTTAGAAGGTGCATTTTAAAGCGCTCTTCTGCCGTCTTGGACGTGTAGCCGATGTACATTTTTCCGTTTTCGGAGCACGTTATTTTGTACAAAACGTACATTAGGCCTCCTTACGAACCGCTGAGCGGTCGAGTATCTTGGCGAGATCTTCGCCGTTGAGCATAGCGGCAGCGCGATCGTACATCTGTTGCCAAACTGGAATGCGTTCGTCGTTCTTTAGGAACGGCGTCGCCTCAAGCAGCGTGCCGTAAAGCAGGAGCTGCGGAGCGAAATCGGTGAGCCAGTTGGTCTGCACGACGTCGTCCAACAGCGGCGGGATTTCGTAGTATAGGATTTCGAACGGGTATTCCGCGTCCGGCGTCGGCGCAATCAGCCAGTGGTTGTAATCATAATCGCTGTAGAAGATCGGCTCTTCGGTCGCGGTACGATCGGGCCAGTAGCTCAAAAGGTACTCATAGGCGCGGGAGAAGACCACCTTGCGCGTGTTGTTCTGCGTGCCGGTGCCGATGTTGACCGACACGGTGTCGCGCCAGCGGTCAGGCTTGGGGTAGACGGACTGCCCGACTGCCAAAGTGCCGGTGACGACGTTGATGAAGCCCTGCACCTTGAGCTCACGGGAGATCCGGCGCTCCGCAAGGTTAATCAGACGCGGGATTTGCTCGTAAACAACAGGGTCAGACGCATAGGAGTTGCCACGCTCCAGGTAGCGCCGGACGTCCTCTTGGAGCGTCGTAAAGGTCATTGTGGTCGCCATAACACGCCCCTATATCAGTTTTTTACGTTTTGCGCACCCGAAAACCCGCTTTCATCATTTTACAGCTACTGCGTCTACCCATGCTTTAACCGTCAGGCGATGCTTGACGCTACAGTCTGTATATTTTGCGATGATGTCAGCTTCCCAAAGCGCGCGCTCAGGGTCAATCATTACCTTTGGTGGGTTTTGAAGTGTCGGGCACTTTGCCGCTAGGTTCGCCGGCGGCAGCGGCATTGGCGTCACGGACACCGCTTTCGAGCACCCGGCGCAAAGCATCAGAACCAGCGCAATCAACAGGAACGGCAGGAGCCGTTTTATATATTTCACGTATGGTGTTGGTGCGTTCGGTTGCCACCACATTGGCTTGATCTCGTTCAACTTCATAGGTTTGCGAAACATTGTCTACCACCTCTTGTTTTTTGACCCGTAGCTTCTCTGCCTTCTCCAGTGCCTTTGCGAACGCGGCATCGCACTGCCAGTCACGGACCTTGTAGCCAGAAGCAGCGCCGATAAGCAAAGCGCCTGCCAATCCGTATATCATTACTGGGTTGATTAAAGCCACGTCGCGTACTTCTTGGTCTTCATGCGACGGTCGTCAAGACCATGCGTGCCCCCGTTGATCCGCTTTGTCAGTGCGAGGATTGCGGCGTCGTTGATGCCCTGGTCGCATATTGACCACAGCTTGTTTGCGTCGAAGAACCACAAGGCGCTTTCGAAGCCGAGTTCATTCGCGACGATGTCTGGGTTGTCTAACACCTCTTGTTCGCGCCCGATGTACCTGCCGAACGCGCGGTAATTGTTCTTGCCAGTCAATTGGAGGGGGCCGCGCCCTTTGTACAGCCACCCTTCGCCGCTGCTCTCAGGGCCATTGCCCATCCGATTGGCGTAGACGCGGTTGGCAATCTTCTGTGGCTGGCGCTCGTAAGCACGGGCCATCGCGTCGGTCGGGAAGTACTTCCCGAAGATGCTGCGCAGACCCTTGGCGCCGTAGTTCAGGTTTTCGCTGAACGCTTTGAAGTTGCCGCTTTCATGCGCCGTCTGAGCGAAGAAGTGCGCGGCGCGGTTCTTGTTTAGCTTGAAGCGCGCGCAGGCGGCCTTCAATGTTCCCGGACCAAACGCGCCATCTGCATGACAGCCGCATTTATTTTGAAGGTTAATCAGGCTCATTTATCGTCCTTCCGATTATTCCATAGCTCAAAGAGCGTCTTAATCTTTTCCTCAACCACAGCGAGACGCACATCCATCTTGGCGAGGATGATGGTCAGCGTAATGAACGCCAATACGATTGGCCAAAGCTGGCCAATCAGTTCAACGGTGGAGAGATCGCCCACCATTACGCTGCTGGGTTGCGCCAGTCAGGGAAGTCAGCCTCATCGACCACGCCGTCGCCGTTTACGTCATAGCGCAGGTCGTTACGGTACTTTTCCCAAGGCTCCATGTCGTCGTCATCTTCGTCCGCTTCAGCTACTACTGGCTCAGGCTCAACAGTGCGGCCAAAAGGCACGGACTTATGTTCAACGACTTCCATTTCTGGCGTAAGCTCAAGCGGCGCTTCTGGTGTAGGCGCTTCAGGCTCGCCCTTGTCACGCGCATTGGCGTTGAGGCTCAGGCCACCGAGCAGGCCGACAAGCGCGCCGATGATGGTCTGGAATGCAGGGTTGACCGTCTCGAGGATGGCCGCGCTGCTCACAACGTCATTCGACACAAACAAGCCTACGGCAAGCGCAAGAACAACAACAAGAATAACGGCAGACAGAGTGACAATAGCCACACGAATAACAAACTCGACTGTGTCATTTACACCCTCTTGTCTACTTTCAAAATTATTCAGGAAGTTCATCTTTAATCTCCTCGTCCTTGGGCTTTACCGAGCCGCTGCCCTGCCCTGCCATAAGTCCCGCTAATGCCCCGACGATAAACGTCGCAATAGGGTTAATCAGCTTAAAAAACTCAGCGTCATTCGGGGACTGCCCCTCCATCGGCTGCGATACAAACACCAGCGAGTATAATACTGTAGCTACAATAAATGTCAGCGTCAGCGACAGTACGATGCCGACAATGAACCGCAGCAGTTCCTCTGGTGACCATTCGCTAGTCGGCTTCATCTTCTTCACCCGTATTTATCAACCACTCGGTGCAGTAGCCCATAGCGACGCATTTGGGCTTCTTGCAGATTTCTTCCTGCCAGTTCGCAGGGTCTTGACAGTCGTACCGATAGCGATCTTGGCAGCCCATGAGGGCCAAAGCCACGAGGGGTAGCAGGAACCACTTCATCACCGATCAGCCTTGTTATCCAGTTTATCCTCTATGCGACGGAGGTGGATCATCACCTCGTCAAACTTCTTGTCGATGCCGTTGAACTTCTCGTCACCGAAACCAAGACGCGCCTCAAGCAGCGTCAAGCGGCTGTTGAGGTTTACCCAGACGGTGATCAGGCCGCCGAGGAAGGCCAGCACGGTGACAATGGTGTTGATGTCGAAGTCCATTATTTCAAGTTCCGCAGCTTGTAGATGGTGGTCAAATACACTTCCGTGACACCGTCGATTAAATTGGCCACTGCGCGGTTGCCCTTGCAGATGTCCTCGTGATGCTCCTCGATCCACTCCGCGTCGGCCTCTAGGAGCTTCAGCACGTCACGCTCAGTCACGCTGGGGGCTGGTATGTTGCCGATGAGGCTGAACGCGCCCTGATATGCCTCCACGAGCTTGTCGATGGCGTCGATGACGTCGTCGTAGAACTTGCCCAGCGTCTTATGCTGCGCGTAGCTCCCTTCGCCCTTTGCGCGCCAGTGCTCAAAGTGGGCCACGTTGCGTGCGTAGAACACGCGGCTGATAAGTTGTTCGATCATTGGATTTCCAGTTGTTTAGCAAGTACATCGCGCATGATGACTTCTTTCGCCTGCTCAATGATTGAACTGGCAAGCAAATCACGGAGCTTATTTGCAAAATCAAGCATAACCTCGTCTTCAGGATGCTTGGCTTCAATTTCCTCAATCGCCAAATGGTAATTGTCGATGTTGATCTGGTGGTGCATCACTTCGCGCTGCCGGTGCTCATACGCGTCGGTCAACATCTTCAGGCGTTCTGCTTCGAGGTCAATCATATTTTGCTCCATTATGTTGCGGTAAAGGCTACGCCGTAGGCACCACCAACAGGCAGCGTAGCTGGATTAGTAAACTTAGTACCGAAGCCACTGCCGACGCTCCAAGGGTATGCTAAGATGAAGGGTGTGCTTAGGTTTGTTACAGCAATAGTATTACCCGCAGGGTTGAAAGCTACGCCGTTGCCACTGTTAGTGGGCAGCGTGGCTGGGTTAGCATATTTAGCGCCGAAGCCAGAGCCGCTCCACTGGTAAGCAGAGATATAGGGTGATCCGCTGTGCGCTACGGCGATGGCGTCACTGGCAGGGCTGAACGCTACAGCGCCGCCAGTGAAAGCAGGCAGCGTAGCTGGATTGGCAAACTTTGTGCCAAAGCCGGAGCCAGACCACGGGTATGCGGAGACGTAGGGTGATGTTTCGTGCGCTACAGCAATAGCATTACCCGCTGGAGAAAAGGCTACGCCGTTGCCTTGGTTAGTAGGTAGTGTAGCGGGGTTGGTATATTTAGTGCCAAAGCCAGAACCAACGCTCCACGGGTAGGCTGTTATGAAGGGTGAGGTGCCGTGCGATACAGCAATCGCATCACTGGCAGGACTGAACGCTACGCCGCTGCCAAAGCCAGTAGGTAGTGTAGCCGGATTGGTGTACTTAGCGCCAAAGCCAGAGCCAGACCACGGGTATGCTATGACGTAGGGCGATATATCGGTACATAAAGCAATAGTAGTCCCAGCGGGGGAAAAAGCTACGCTTCTACTACCATCTGGAGGCAGCGTAGCGGGGTTGGTAAACTTAGTGCCGAAGCCCGCGCTAGACCAAGGGTAAGCAGAGATGAAGGGTGTGGAGCTATGCGCTACGGCTATAGCGTTACCAGTAGCGGTAAAAGCTACGTTAAAACCAATACCAACGGGTAGTGTAGCTGGGTTAGCAAACTTAGTGCCGAAGCCCGTGCTACTGCTCCACGGATAAGCGGATACAAAGGGTGTTGTACTGTGCGCTACAGCGATGAACTGCGGTACGTTGCCCGCTATCGGCCACAGACCCTGCTTCGTCCAGTAGGCAGCGTCAGCCAGCGACCACACGCCAGAGGCCGCGCCGTTCTGGAACGGGCCAGCGGGCGTTACAGGAGTTTTGCGAATAATGCCCGCAGGCCAACGGTTGCTCATCGGTACAGTTCCTTACGGGTTTATTATAGCAGTAGATGTCTCGCGGTCCAAGTGCAGAGTGCCCTCGCAGACCATGCTGTAGTCGCCGCCAGTCTTCGCGCCGTGACATGGCACGTTAATCTCGACGTTCTTCGTCAGATACTCCTTGCCGTCCTCGAACACGCGCCAGACGTGATCCATAGTACCGCGACCCGGCTGGCCGCGCGACTGATTGTAACGGATTTGAAATGAGGACATCAGATCACCTCCGCCGCTTGCGCGGGGGCGTACTCAACGCCGATGTTGAAGTGGACGAAGCGGATAGGCTTGTCGGATGCGTGGCGAGTAAAGCCGTGCGGCAGCCAAGCGTTGGCGAAGATCAGCGTGCCCGGCTTGGCCTCGATGCCCATAGCGTTGCTGGCGGGCGTCACCTGACCCATGTCGGCCTCGGGCAGGTTGACCTGCACCTTGCCCGGACGAGGGTCGTAGAACAGCGCCTTGGAGCAGTTCTCCGGCGTCTCAAGGAAGTAGAAGCCGACAAGCTGCGCGCCGTTGCCGTGGACGTGCTGCTCCATCTGCGAGTGCTTGTGATGCTCCTGCGTCCACATCTCGGTGAAGAAGGTGCTTGCGCCAGTCATGTCGCTGCCCTGATTGCTCAGTATCTGCCACGCGGAGCTGCCGACATACTCGCAGAAGTCGTGCATGCGCGGGTCATCTGTGAGGTTGCCCGTCATCTTGACTGGGTAAATCTCGTTGATGTCCTGCGGCTCGAAGTTGTCCTCCGACACCGCGCGAACGGCGTCGAGGAACTCAGGCTTGAAGGCCGTGACGACGACAGTCGGGAAGCAGTATAGAGGTGTCAGCTCATCGCTCACGACTTGTCCTCAAGGAACAGCGGCTTCATGTTAGTCAATACCTGAGTGCGGTTGCCTTGGCTATTGATTACCTTCAGGGTGATGGCCTCGATGTGCGGCACAATCTGCGCCTCGAAGTCTGGGTGGCAGCGCATGGTGTTGAGGTGGTCGTGCGGGATCGTGCCAGCCGTGAGCAGGAAGTTCTCGGCGCGGGTCTTCAACTCGCCCAGCCACTCTTCGCGCTGCATGGCCTCATTGGCCTCAAGGAACGGCAGGTCGCGATGCTTGCGGTTCGGCTCAAGCTCGTCCATCAGCTTGCAGATGTAGTCATACTCGTTGATTGCGGCTTGGTGGTTCAATGCCCAGCCCTCGTTGACCGAGTTGCACTCGAGCAGGTCTGCCTCTGCCTTGAGCCGGTCGATTTCGGTCGAGGCGTCGTCAGCCAACACGGCTTCTGCCGCGAGGACTTTAGCCTTGCGGCGTAGTGCCTGCGCCTTTGAGTGCTCAATCTTGACGCCGATGTCTATCTTCTGGTCGTGCAAGAGCGCCCAAGCGCCGTCTGCTGTGTGGCAGCTTCCCGCCATGAAGTGCTTTAACTGGAAATCGCAATTATTGCGATGTGGCTTACTATTCATCGTTGTGCTCCTACGATGGGTTGGAAATTATGTGTTAACGCCGTTGGTACCGTTACCCGCAGCGGAACCGCACCTTGAAGCCGCCGTAGCCGCGCCACCCGCGCTGACTACGCAACCAGAGTAGGTATATTTATCGCGGGTGGTAGAGGCAGCGCTGGGCGCAATCCCCAACGCAAATATACCCACTGTGCTGTTACCGGCGGCAGAACCATAAAAGGATGCCACTGTAGCGGCCCCACCCGCGCTGACTACACAACCGGAGTAGGTGTATTTATTGCGGGTAGTAGAAGCGGCGCACGCCGCGTACCCAAGCGCAAAGATGCCGAAGGTGCTATTGCCTGCGGCGGCACCTCCGTATGACCCAACAGTTGCAGCACCGCCTGCGGCAACAACACAGCCTGAGTAGGTGTACTTATTGCGGGTGGTGAGGCCAACGCACGAGGCAAACCCCAGCGCAAAAATCCCTACAGTGCTATTACCGGCAGCAGAACCCCTAGACGACGACGCCGTAGCCGCGCCACCTGCGCTGACAACATCACCTGAATATGTATACTTATTGCGGGTGGTTGCGCCACCCAGAGCAAATATACCAACAGTGCTGTTTCCAGCAGCCGATCCATTGTTTGAAGTCGCTGTAGAGACAGTCCCTGCGCTGACTACGTCACCGGAATAGGTGTATTTGTTGCGAGTGGTGGAAGCCCCCAACGCAAAGATACCAACTGTGCTGTTTCCAGCAGCCGACCCCCCGCATGAAACCGCAGTGGAGGCTGTGGCAGACGCAACTACGCAGCCTGAATATGTGTATTTATTGCGGGTAGTAGAAGCGCTGGGCGCTTGCCCCAACGCAAATATCGCAAAAGTGCCTTCCACGAAGTTCGGTGGCCACAGCCCCTGACCGACTGCCTGAAACTGCTGGGAGAGGGACCAGACGCCTGAATAATTTGGCATTACACGTTCACTCCGATTGCGCCGTTGGATGCTGCGGAGCCGTAGTAAGACGCCGCCGTTGCCGCCGCGCCTGCGCTGACAACGCAGCCTGAGTAGGTGTATTTGTTGCGGGTGTTGACGGCAACGCAGCAAGCAAAACCCAACGCGAAGATACCGACTGTGCTATTACCCGCTGCGGCACCAGCGCGAGAAGCTACCGTAGCTGCGCCGCCTGCGCTGACAACGCAGCCTGAGTAGGTGTACTTGTTGCGGGTGGTTACGCTGGGTGCACCCCCTAACGCAAAGATACCGACCGTGCTGTTACCGGCGGCTGAGCCAGCGAATGACGCTACTGTAGCCGCACTGCCTGAGCTGACAACGTCACCGGAGTAGGTGTACTTATTGCGGGTAGTGGAGAAATTCCCCAGCGCGAAGATACCGACCGTGCTGTTACCGGCGGCTGAACCGGAGCACGAAGCAGCCGTAGAAGCACCGCCTGCGCTGACAACGCAGCCTGAGTAAGTGTATTTGTTGCGGGTGGTAGCAGCACCGCACCCCAGCGCGAAAATTCCTACTGTGCTGTTACCAGCCGCAGAGCCAGCGGTTGAGGCCACTGTTGCAGCACCACCTGCACTGACAACGCATCCTGAGTAGGTATACTTATCGCGGGTAGTGGTAGAAACGCAGCCTGTCGTTGACCCCAACGCGAAGATACCGACCGTGCTGTTACCGGCGGATGAAGCGCGGCGCGAAGCAGCCGTAGCCGCAGTAGCTGTGCTGTTGACATCGCCTGAGTAAGTGTACTTATTGCGGGGGGTGCTGGCAGCGCCGGCCGCCGTTGACCCCAGTGCAAATATACCAAACGTCCCATCCGCAACAGCCGTGATGCTATTGCTAAACGCGCTCTGCGGAGAGGGGCCGTAGCTGTTCAAGGCAAACGCGCCGAAGGTGTAAGACGATCCGTTGGTCAAGCCAGTCACGGTGACCGGAGAGCTTGCCGCAGCGGCACCAAAGCCAGTAGGCTCGCTCCGCGCCGTGAAACCAGTGATGGCCGAGCCGCCCACGCAAGCCGGAGCCGTGAAAGCCACAGACGCGCAGTTATTGGTGCCAGCCGTAGCCGTGCCAATCGTGGGTGCGTTCGGGGCTCGCAGCGGGTTAAAGCCTACGCCGAGTATGCCGCCTTGATAGCGTTTTGACATCCGCTTTTATCCCGCAAATTCTTGGTAGGTCACCGTCATTGTAATCGTGTTGCTGGTGCCAGCCGTTGCGCCGAGTGACGTGTTGGCGGCCAGTACAACTGGCGTCGTCGCGTCTACCACGATCAGCGAGGCGTCGGCGGGCACTGAGATCGTCGACGCCATCGGGAAGGCCGTGCCGCCCAGAGCGGCTGCGCTGTAGCGCGACACCGAGATGTCGGCGGCATTCGTGCCATCGACGTTGGCTGCGACAATTGAGAGTACCTTGAACACACGGCCAGACGACGCGGCGTTTGACAGCAGCGACGTGGCACTGGTTGTGCTCAGGGCGACGTTGACGGTGAACTCACCGATCAGATTGTTGGGGGCTACATAGGCCATCAGTTACCTCACGAAATCTCAAGAATGGACATGACGGCATCCACAGAGGTCGCCGCAGAGGACTTAACCCGAAGGCTGTCGCCAGTGATCAGAACGACCTTCTCATCGCCGCCAATCGGGATAAAGGCGTTGCCCACGCCAACACCAGCGCCCTTGACCAGGTAGGCGTCGTTCGTGCCATCGTAGACAGTCACGTCAACCGTGATCGGGGAAGTGGTCGTGTTGCAGACCGACAGGCCAATGACCGTCGTCTGCACGCCGCCACCGACAGTGTAACTGCCGACGGCTGTCAGGGATGCGCCGATGTTACGGCTTACTTTTCTCGTGAATGTATTGGCCATGTCAGCTTCCTATCACACTATGCCATTAACTCATAGCTGACACTGAACGTCAGCTTGCTTGCAGTACCCGACGTGATCGAGATGGAGGTGCCCTCCTCAAGATAGATGCCAGTCGTCTTGTCCGTCACAATCAGCGATGCGTCGGCCGGAACCGAGATCGTCGAGGCGATCGGGTAGGCCGTACCGCCAGAAGGGGCAGACCCCTGGGCCACGCCGCCGTTGGTGTAGATCGACACCGTTGCATCAACCGCGTTCGTTCCATCGACGTTGGCGACGACGATCTGGTTAATCTTCAACACGTTGTTCGATGACGCCGCGTTCTGAAGCAAGACAACAGCAGTCGTGCCAGTAGGCGTAAAGTACGTCGTCTTGCCCGTGATCGTTGTCAGGGATGCAATATTTGGCGCTGCCATCGTCTAACTCCTTAAAGCCCAAAGACCAACGCCAGTGCGGTAGCGCGTGCTTGCGATACCCCCGACGCGGCTGGTGCCTGTGAAACCCATGTCGTTCCGTTGCTTACTAATACATTACCTACGGTGCTTGGCGCAACCGTTTGAAGCGCGCTCGTCCCGTTGCCGAGAAGAACAGCGTTTGCAGAGAGCGTTGTTGCCCCCGTACCACCATTGCCGACCGGCAGCGTGCCAGTGACGCCAGTGGTCAACGGCAAGCCTGTTGCGCTGGTGAGCGTGCCAGAGGACGGCGTGCCGAGTGCGCCGCCATTGACGACAACAGCGCCGGCAGAGCCTACGTTGGTGCCCAGCGCCGTTGCGACGTTTGTGCCCAAGCCGCTGACGCCTGTCGAGATTGGCAGGCCGCTGGCGTTGGTCAGCGTGGCCGCAGAGGGCGTGCCGAGGTTCGGCGTGGTGAATACAGGCGAGGTCGTCAAGGCCACGTCGCCCGTGCCGCTCACGGCGTAGCTCGTCGCCCACGCCGTGCCGGTGCTGTTCGCGATGCCCGCAGCCGGGTAGACCATGCTCGACGCGCCAGGCGACCACGAGGCCGTTGTGCCGTTCGAGGTCAGCACGTAGCCGTTAGCACCGATACCAAGACGGCCTGCCGTGCTCGATCCAGTTCCAAGGATGAGATCGCCAGTAGTCGTGATTGGCGACAGCGCGTTGAACGCAGCCGAAGCGGTTGTCTGGCCGGTGCCGCCCGATGCGATCGGCAACGTGCCGGTCGTCAGGGCTGATGTGGATGTCGCATAAACCGCGCCGCCAGATGTGAAGCTGGTGAGACCCGTGCCGCCATTGGTGGTGACGACGGGGCTGATCAGGCTAAACTGCGTGCCGCTGGTGAGCTGGAGGCCGTTGCCCGCCGTGTAGAGCGTGCTGTCTGAGACCTGCACGAAGGTGAGCGCCGTCACCCCGAAGGTGATGGTCCCGACGGTGTTCAGTACGTAGGTTTCGCCAGCGCCCGTGTCGCCGGCCGTCACGAAGAACGCGTCGCCCTGACCGAGGCCATTGGGGTCTTTTGATGCGTACGTGTCGGCGTCGGTCGTGCGTGTCAGCACCCAATTCGTGCTGCCGCTGCCGACCGTCGTAACCTCGTAGATGCCGTTCTCGAAGGCGTTGGTCTGGTTGTAGATTAGGATGCGGTCGCTAACCGAAGCTGTCGGGCCGTCAGGCGCAAATGCGGCTTGTGCCCCCGCATTGGTCAGTGTGGCGCCAACACCAACGCCCGCACCGCCCGGCTGGTTGTACGTTGCAGTCAGGTTGCCCGTCGTGTTTGGAACTTCGTACTTAACCGCCGTGTGATACGTGATGCCGGAGGACACCTGCGTGTCCACGTAGCTCTTGTTCGCAATTTCGGTAGCGGTTGTCGGCGTCGTGCTAATCGTACCCGTTGTCAGCGCAACAGACGTGAGCGTCGGCGTCATGCTGTAGCTCGGATTACCCCCAGCGTTAACCAGCACGCCGGTGCCCGAGCCCAAGAACGTCGTCGCGCCTGCGCCTGTCTGGTACGGAATAGAGCCAGCCGCGCCACCGCCGATGTTGGTAGCAGTGGTTGCGGTTGTCGCCGTTGTCGCTGTACCGACAGTGATTGTCGATGGGTTGACGTAGGCTGGCGCAGTGCCGTTGGACGCCAGCAGGAAGCCGTTGGAGCCAACTGGCAGCTTGTCGAGGGTCGTCGTCGTGTTAGCAAAGAGGATTTCGCCAACCGTGTAGCCCGTGATGCCCGTGCCGCCGTTGACCGCACCTAGCGTACCAGCCAGCGTCAGCGTGCCAGCCGACGTGATCGGCCCACCAGTAAACGACATGCCGGTCGTGCCGCCACTTGCGTTGATCGAGGTTACGGTACCAGCACCGGCGACGCTGATCCACTCAAGGTCAGTCGCGCCTGCATTGATAGCCAGCACCTTGCCCGCGTTGCCCGTGTAGCTCGGCAGGAGGTTGATGCGGGCCGCCGTGACCGTTGTGGCGTTCGTGCCGCCGCTGCTAATGGCCAGTGTGCCAGACAACACATAGTCGCTACCAGAGAGGCCAAAGCTAAGGCCAGTGGTGCCAGCA